GAGTACGCGGATATGAAGCCTGACGTATTCGAGCAGATCCTAAGACCGGCCTTAGCCGACCAAAAAGGCTGTGCGATGTTCATTGGGACACCAATGGGAAGGAATCACTTCTACGAATTGTATAAGTATGCGGAGTTGGGCGATGATGAAACTTACGCGGCCTACCATTTTACTTCTTACGATAATCCTCTGCTTGATAAAGATGAAATCAATACTGCTAAAAGGAGTATGTCTAGTTATGCTTTCCGTCAAGAATTTATGGCAAGCTTTGAAGCTCGCGGGTCAGAAATGTTTAAAGAAGATTGGGTTCGGTTCGAAAAAGACCGAGACCCCCAAGGCGACTACTACATCGCCATCGACCTCGCCGGCTTCGAAGAAGTCAACAAAAAGCGCACCAAAAACCAAAAGCTCGACGAAACCGCGATCGCAGTCGTCAACGTCTCGGAAGACGGCTGGTACGTCGAAAACATCATCCACGGCAGGTGGACGCTCGACGAAACGGCCATCAAAATCTTCCAAGCCGTAAGGGATTACAAGCCCGTATCCGTAGGTATCGAACGAGGCATAGCTAAGCAAGCGGTTATGTCTCCGCTTACTGACCTACAAAAGAAGTACGGCACGTTTTTCCGGGTAGAAGAACTTACTCACGGCAACAAAAAGAAGGTAGATAGGGTCATGTGGGCGCTACAGGGGCGCTTTGAAAATGGCTATATCACCTTGAACAAGGGGGAATGGAATGCAAGATTCCTTGACCAACTCTTCCAATTCCCTGATCCTTTGACCCACGACGATTTGATAGACGCATTGGCTTACATTGACCAACTAGCAAATGTTGTTTATGACTACGAATACGAAATAGACGACCACGACATCTTAGACATAGTGGCGGGATACTGATATGAGCGACTTATACGAAGAAGATCCGTTATTGATGCACGAATCCTTAGAAGATTGGGTCATAACGAAGTGTGAAAACTGGCGTGATTACTACGAGTCTAACTATGAAGCGCGTTTTGAAGAATACTATCGCCTATGGCGTGGCATTTGGGATCCTGCTGATAGCGAGCGTCGGTCTGAGCGTAGCCGTATTATCTCTCCTGCTTTACAGCAAGCTGTTGAATCCAACGTTGCGGAGCTTGAGGAGGCTACTTTTGGCCGAGGTAAGTGGTTCGATGTCTCGGACAATCTAGGTGACACTTCAAAAGAAGACGTTTTGTTCCTAAGAAACAAGCTAACCGAAGACTTTGAGAACTCAATGGTTCGTAAGTCTGTTGCGGAATGCCTTATCAATGCCGCCGTATTCGGTACGGGCATTGGTGAAATTGTCATTGAAGAAGTAAAAGAGATGGCCCCTGCTACTCAGCCGTTAATGGACGGTGACCTTCAGGCGGTAGGCGTGAACATCCAAGATAAGGTAAAGGTAAAACTTCGCCCTATCTTGCCTCAGAACTTCTTGATTGACCCAGTAGCTACAAACGTTGATGAAGCATTGGGCGTTTGTATTGATGAGTTTGTTAGCCGTCACCAAGTCGAACTTCTTCAGGAGCAAGGCGTTTACCGTGATGAAATGCTAGGCAGTGCCGCGCCTGACACTGACCTCGAACCCGATCAAGACATCACTATCTACAACGATGACAAGATCCGGCTTACTAAATACTACGGCCTCGTCCCTAGGGAAATGCTCAACGAAGCCTTGGGTGATGAGAATGAGTTTGGTGATGCCGAAGATTCAAAGTATGTTGAAGCAGTAGTTGTTATTGCTAACGGCGGGATCCTTCTTAAGGCAGAAGCCAACCCTTACATGATGAATGACCGCCCTGTTATTGCATTCCCTTGGGATGTAGTGCCTGGGCGATTCTGGGGAAGAGGCGTTTGTGAGAAGGGTTACAACTCGCAGAAGGCTTTGGATACAGAACTCCGCGCACGTATTGATGCACTAAGCCTTACTATTCACCCAATGATGGCGCTGGATGCGACTAGACTACCTAGAGGTGCTAAGCCAGAAGTACGCCCCGGCAAAATGATTCTAACTAACGGTGATCCTAGAGAAGTGCTTCAGCCGTTTAACTTCGGTCAGGTTAATCAGATTACGTTTGCACAAGCGGGTGCATTACAGCAGATGGTTCAGCAGGCTACGGGTGCAGTTGACTCGGCGGGCATTGCAGGTAGCGTAAATGGCGAGGCTACGGCGGCAGGAATTAGCATGTCGCTCGGTGCGCTGATTAAGCGTCACAAACGTACATTGATTAACTTCCAACAGTCTTTCTTGATACCATTCGTCAAGAAGGCCGCGCATAGGTACATGCAGTTTGATCCCGAATCTTACCCCGTTGCAGATTACAAGTTTAACGCTAGCAGTACTCTGGGTATTATTGCTCGTGAGTACGAAGTTACTCGCTAGCAGTACTCTGGGTATTATTGCTCGTGAGTACGAAGTTACTCAGCTAGTTCAGCTATTGCAGACGATGGGCAAAGACTCACCTCTGTATACAACGCTGATTCAATCGGTAGTAGACAATATGAACTTGTCTAACCGTGAAGAGCTTATTGCGGCCATGCAACAAGCGATGCAACCCAATCCGCAAGCACAACAAATGCAGGCTCAGGCACAGCAGGCACAACTGCAATTCCAGCAGTCTCAAACAGCGGCGCTTTCTGCTCAGGCTCAAGAGTCTGCGGCAAGAGCACAGAAGCTTGCGGCTGAAGCGGCAGTGGTTCCGCAAGAGCTTGAGATTGACAGAATTAATGCTGTTACCCGAAACTTGCGTGAAGGCGATCAAGACGACAAAGAGTTTGAACGTCGTATGCAGATTGCTGATCGCTTAATCAAAGAGAAACAAATCCAAGGAAAAGAGAATGCTAACCGACAGAGAACTCCAGATGATCTTCAGCAAGTTCCACAGCCAAATGGAGCCCCTAGTGCGCCAAGTGCAGGAACTCCAAGCCAAGGTGGAGGCTTTAACCAATGAGCAAGAAGGATCCGCGCCTCGCACGCGTAGGCGTAAGCGGGTACAACAAGCCGAAGAGAACCCCCAACCATCCCACTAAATCGCATGTTGTCGTTGCGAAAGATGGTGATAAGATCAAGACCATACGGTTTGGTCAGCAAGGGGTAAAAGGTGCAGGTAAAAACCCTAAGAGCGCAAAGGACAAAGCGCGCAAAAAGAGTTACTACGCCCGGCACAATGCCCAAGACGCAAATCCCAGTAAACTATCTGCGCGTTATTGGTCGCATAAGGTCAAATGGTAACGGCTATGAAAGTTAAGGCACCTGAAGGCTATCACTGGATGAAGTCGGGCAAAGAGTATAAGTTGATGAAAGATCCCGCCGAAGGCTATAAGCCACATAAAGGCGCGTCTAAGTCAGCGGATTTTGCGGTTCAGAAGGTTCATAAAAAGTAAGGAGAGCGTTATGCCCGGTTACGGAATGAAGTCAACTAAGCCAAAGAAGAAGCCTGCTATGCCTAAGCGTAATGGGCGCATGATGACTAACAAGAAGAACAAAAAGAAGAAGTAGTCATGCCAAAGGCTAAGGCAAAATCCAAGGTTAATCAGGCTAGCAACTACACCAAGCCAACCATGCGTAAGAACTTGTTTAACAAGATCAAGGCAGGCGGCAAAGGTGGTAAGCCCGGTCAGTGGTCTGCTCGTAAAGCGCAGATGTTAGCCAAGGAATACAAGGCTAAGGGCGGAGGCTATAAGTAATGGCGCTCAAGAAGCCCCAGAAGTCTTTAAAGAAGTGGACTAAGCAGAACTGGCGGACTAAATCAGGCAAGCCGTCCACTCAAGGATCAAAGGCTACAGGTGAGCGATATCTGCCTGAGAAAGCAATCAAATCCTTGTCTGCCAAAGAGTATGCGGCGACTACACGTAAGAAACGTAAGGATACTAAAGCGGGAAAACAGCACTCATCCCAGCCTAAAAGGATTGCTAAAAAGACAGCTAGATCACGAAAAGCCTGACATTTTTTTAAAATCGTGCTAAAAGGCACAAATCAACCAAAGAGAGAGTGAGATATGACACCTGAACTTGAGGAGTACTTTGACAACTACAATACGCTGTTTAACCATCCGGGTTTTAAACAGTTGATTGAAGAGCTAAGCAACAACGCTAGACAGCTAGCAGACTTGCAAACAGTCAAAGATCAGGAAGAATTGTTTTATCGCAAAGGCCAGGTTGCCGCATTAGCTACAGTTATCAACCTTGAGGGGACGATTTCTGCGGCGCGAGACCAAGCCGAAGCGGAGGCTCAGGAAGAGCTAGATGTATAAGATATATGACTTCCGTTGTGGTAACGGACATATATTTGAAAGAATGGTACGCAAAGGAGAAACAGTCAGTAGGTGCGACTGTGGATCCGATGCTACTAGGATGCTGTCAGCGCCTAAGTGCGTACTCGATGGGCATTCCGGAGACTTTCCGGGGCGTCACATGAAATGGGTACGAGAACATGAAGAAGCTGGCAGGAAACGTAAATCTCCAACTGACGGAGTTTAATATGTCACGAGCAACAATGCTTGATCCGCACGTCGAAGACGAGAATGTGGACAACGTTGAAACCGAAGCGAACGAGATTCAGGAGCCTGAGGAGGCTGTTGAGCAACCTCAAGACGCAGTAGAGCAAGACGCTGACGACGACATTCCAGAGCGTTACCGTGGTAAATCTCTGAAAGAAGTCGTTCAGATGCACCAAGAAGTTGAAAAGGTGATGAGTCGACACTCTTCTGAAGTCGGTGAGCTTCGAAAGGTAGTGGATGAATACATTAGTAATCAGACACCACCGCAAGCACCTGAGCAAATTGTCGAACCTGAAAGTGATATTGATTACTTTACGGATCCTCAAGGCGCTGTTAATAGGGCAATTGAGAATCATCCCAAGATTAGGGAGGCGGCGAAATACACTGAAGACTATAGGAAGCAGGCGGCGTTAGCATCATTGGGTAATAAGCACCCAGACATGCAAACAATTCTTGGCGATCCTAAGTTTGCAGAGTGGATCAAAGCATCCAAAATCCGGACTCAATTATTTGTAGAGGCTGACCAACAGTACAATGCTGACGCGGCTGATGAACTATTTTCACTCTGGAAAGAGCGTAAGGTAGTAGCACAGCAAACCGCTAATGTTGAAAAACAGGTGCGTAAGCAACAGCTGAGGGCCGCCAATACAGGTAAAGCTCAAGGTAGCGCTGAGAGTTCCACGAAGAAGATATAT